TTATTTATAAATATTTATCATATTTAATATTGTTTTATTTATAAATATTCATCATATTTAATATTGTAAGTTGTGCAATTCTATATGGCTTCATATTTTCATGATCATTATTCATACTTTTATTCATTACTTTAATAGCATTTGATAAACTCATTAATTTCTTTCCACTCCATGCATTACCTTCATTGCTTGTTGGTTTGACAAATGTATCAACTTCGCCAATAAATAAGTGAACTTCCTCACCACGAAATTGTTTATATCTCTATTTTCTTTTGGATGTATCTGGCCATTCAGGAAACCAATCCCAATAAACTGTAGAAACTAATTTTAATGATTTTAATTTAGCACCAACCTCTTCAAGACATTCGCGTCTAGCTCCGGTAATTGGTTTTTCGCCAGGATCTATTCCACCACCTGGCAAATTAAGATAAGTATTATTAGTTTTTGAATTAGTGACAACTCGAGCAACTAATTTACCTTTGTATAATAAAAAACAATCGCTTGTTTCACGATATGGTAAATTTTTACGTGACATTATATATTATTTTAGATATAAATTATACTAAACATATCTATAGTTATAATAAACACATATTAAAGGAGTTTATTATAAACATATCTTTATAAAATCATTAAAATAATTTTGTTTTACAGCGGGGACTATTTTAAATGACAAACTCAAATAAAATTTAAGTTTATTAATTTCTAACTTTGTTAGAAATTGACACGATTTAAAATTATTCTTTATAAATTTTTGCTTTCTTTCTATATTTCATTTTAATTTCTTTTATATCTTCTTTTGTTTTAGTTAATGATGATTTGAAATAATTTTTATAAGTTTTTAGTTCAATATATTTTATTGATTTTCTAATTGATTTCTTAATTAAATCATAACTCATTAGTTCATCTTTCTTCATAGAATACTTTAACTGATTGAAAAACTTTTCTATTGGATTTTGGAAATAGTGGCACGGCAAAAATATAAACATAATCATTCTTACTTTTTTAGTTTAGTTTATTTTGATTTAAGAGCTAAATATTTTGATTTGTATTTCAAATATTTTTTATAATATGAATTATCTTGAGGTAAATATTGATCAAAATCTTGTAAAAATCTAATATAATTTGATCTAATCATAGTGTCAGTATGACCAAAAGAATTTTTATCACCACACGTCATAAATAATAAATATTTAACAATATCTTTTTTAACCACATATACTGTAGATAATTGATCTAATAATAAGTAAACCAATTTATAACTAAATAAATCACAGGTAGCTTCAGCTGAACCTCCACTAACATAATTATTTATATCAGCAACAACTTGATCATTTTGAACAATACCATTTAAATTAGCACGTCTTTGATATTGTTTAACCCCTGCAAAACACACGTCAACTTCATGACCAACTTCATGACAAAAACCGTATAAAATAGAACCCATTATTTTTTCTTTAATATTATTATTACCAACCTTTTGACCATTAAAAAAATAAGAAAAATAAATAAGATCAGATAGTCTTAAATTATTCATTGAATTATCTATATCTGAAAATATTAAATAATAATCTGTTGTATTAGAATAGTTATAATATACATCTTGATTTGCTAATAATCCAGTAATAAAATTTCTATTTCCTGTTGGAACAACATTGTTACCGTTTGCAAAATATCCATTAAATATATGATTAATAAAATCTTCAAAAGTTTTATTATCATTAAAAAAATCTTCAATTCTACCATTCCAAAATGTTATATTGGTAGAATATTTTTCAAACATTGATAATGCATCACATAATTCACCAGGATTATCTTTTGTAATATTGTCTAAATTAACACCACTTGGAATTACATAAAGTTCTCTAATTATATCTTTTATTGATTCAAAATTATTATTGTAAAAGTTTTCAATAATTACCCGCACTTCTAATTCATATTTTAATATTTTTAATGGAGCCATATAATTTTTATCACTTTGTAATAAAACGTATAATGTTAACATTTGTAAAGGTTTATCAAACATAAAATCTATATTTTCTATATATGATTTGGGTTGACCATCTATTATTTTAGTCATTGTAACTATATATTTATTTGGATTTTTTGCTATGTTAACGTTAGTAGTGATTGTATTGTCAATAGTTTCATTAAATTGCAAAATTTGTCTGTCTATTTCAGAAATTTGGTCAACTTGAGGTTTATTAAAAAAATCTAACCATTGAGGTTTTTTAGTTTCATTTAAATATTTTTTTACATATGTATTTGCAAATCTATTTTTATATTCAATTGAATTTCTAGATAAACAAAAAAAATATTCTAAAGATTTTAATTTTTTATCATTATGTTTAAAATAAATTTCTTCACTTTTTAATAAATATTCTGGACTTTTATAATTTTTAGATTCTTCAAATCTTTTATCATCACTAACAAACGGACCTTTTTTATAAACTAATTTTCTAGAATCCATTATTTTGTTATTATTATTGTAAAGATTTTTTTTAACAAATCATAAATATAATTTATATTTTTTTCATTTGTTGATCCTGTTATACCAGATTTTGCTTTATTTAATAACATAAGATTGCGGTTATTAACAATAGATTCGTGTTCAAAATTTGTCAATACAATTTCTGAGAATTTATTAATTTATTATTCATTATATTAAATTAAACATAAATTATATTTATATAATACGCCTACAATACTTATCAGTTGCAAAATAATAATTATGATTAAACTATAAAGAAGAAAGACTATATAATAATATACTATGGATATATCTTTAATTAAATCAAATTTAAATATAAAATATTATAAAAGTTTATTAAATAATTTGTCAGAAAATGATTCTAATTATATGTGGTTAAATAATTATTATGAATCATTAGTTAATATAAATAAAACAGATACTGAAAAACTAATAGATACACATACAGAGAAAAATACAGATATTCCAAATATTGATTCTGAAAAATATTTATATACAAAATCATGGTCTAAATTAAATGTAATTCATAAAAAACTTAAAATAAAAGAATTTGTTAATAATTTACAAATTAATTGTAATATAGAACGCGAACAATTATTAAATAAATTAAATGATTTAATTAAATTGAAAATATTAACAAAGAAAGAAGCTGTTAATTATGATGAAATAAATGGTAAAATTATTTCATTGTCTAATTTACAATATAATAATAATAAGTATTATTATGCATAATAGAATAAATTGAAATTATATTGTTTTAAAATAATATTTAAATTATAGTAATAAATGTCCTTTGGTACTATTTCATTAATATTAAATAAATGTATTGAAATATTAAATGATACAAATAAATCTATTAGTTTATTACAGTTAACAAAATTAAAAAAAACTGTCTATGAAACTATTAAAAAAGATATACCTGAAACAACAACTGAAATGATAGACCAAGTTTTTAATAGATTATTTAGTAATAAATATAGATATAATAAATCATTATCTTTTGATAATGGTGCAAATAGTTTCCGAGAATTAGAAAATTTATATCCTGATATTAAAATACCATCTAAATATAAATCACTACTTGCACATTTTAATAAATTAAAACATTTACCACAACCAGCACAAAGATCCATTGAATGGTATAATTATAGATATAATAGAATTACTGCTTCAGATATGGCTGCTGCAATTGATATGAATCCATATGAACCAGTTGAATCTTTTATTTTGAAAAAATGCGATCCAAATTTCCCATTTCAAGATAATGCTACCGTATTTCATGGTAAAAAATATGAACCTACTGCAACAATGATTTATGAACATATATATAATACTAGAGTATATGAGTTTGGTGCATTACCATCAGAAACTTATAATTTCTTAGGCGCATCACCTGATGGAATTTGTTCTCAATATACTTTAGATAATACATTTTCCCCAAGATTAGGACGAATGTTAGAAATTAAATGTCCTGTTACTAGAGATATTTATATTAAAGGGAAAATATGTGGTCAAATTTGTCCTTTTTATTATTATTGTCAAGTGCAACAACAATTAATTTGTTGTGATTTGGAAGCATGTGATTTTTGGCAATGTAAAATAACTGAATATAAAACAAAACAAGAATATCTTGCAGATTCATGTGATACTAGTAAAAATTATGAAAATGACACAGGAACACTTATTGAAATAGATAATAGATTAAAAAAAGGAATTATATTAGAATTTTATCCAAAACAATTTACACCAGAATTTGATGGTGATAATCCTGAATGGAAATCAAAATATATTATTCCTAAACGATTAGATATGGATGAAATGCAATATGAAACATGGGTTTTAGAATCATTAAATACTTTTAAAGAAACATATCCTGATATTAATAAAGATTATTATTTTTATCGTATTATTTATTGGAAATTAGATGTATCACACAATGTAACTATTAAACGAGATGATATATTTTTTAATAGAATATTACCACTTTTAAAAGAGTCATGGGATAAAATAGTATATTATAGAAAAAATCAAGATAAATTACCTGAATTGCAAACTATAGCTAATAAAAGAAAAAAATATATTAAAATGATGCCATTATATACAATTCATAATGATATTATTATTAAAAATAAACATAAAATATTATCAGAAGATTTTGACCATACACAATTAATTCAACCTATTAAAAAAGAAAATACTTTTTATAAAAAAAAGTTTAATACTATAGTAAAAGATAAAGAATCAGACGATGATACTATTAGAGATAATTGTGATTTTATAGATGATATATCACCGCCTACACAAGTAGAACAAGTAGAACAAGTAAAGGTTGATAAAAAACCAAGTAAAACTATAAAACATACAACATTTACTACAACTAAACAAGTTAAAAAATTAGTTATTACAACTGATATTAGCAATAATAGTAATGATAGTAATGATAATTGTGATTTTATAGATTAAAATTAATTTAATAAATATAATTATATTTATTAAATAATTTAGTTTAATTTATTTCTTAGATGATTTCTTGGAACGCTTCTTTTTGGATGCTTTCTTAGATCGCTTTTTAGCACCGCCTGACATAGAAGCTTTCTTAGAACCCTTCTTAGATCGCTTCTTTGAACTCTTCTTAGATGCTTTCTTGGAGCGCTTCTTGGCACCTCCAGACATAGATCCTTTCTTAGATCGCTTCTTTGAACCTTTTTTCGAAGCTTTCTTGGAACTTTTCTTAGACCGCTTCTT